GACCTGTTTATAGGCCGCACGTTCCATTGAGTCTAAGTCATCCCAGTTTTCTTCCATGCTGTTTAACGCACCCCAGAGATTGTGATGTCCATATTCTTCACCGTGCCACTGCACGATGCTATAAGCTTCACTGATATCCATATACACTGGTGTTCCCATACTATTTCTCCAATCTAAACTTCATGAGATATTTAGCCGCTTCTGTTAAATCTTTGACTGGCTCTACGGTATCTAGCAACATCACATGGCGTGATAGCTGTAGGATACGTTGGGCACGGAATAGGCGTTCATAACGGCTTTCGCCGGGATAGGGTTGGCTCCATTTATATTCCATTACATAGGCTCCACTGCTGATTTAAAATCCTTGTCCCAGGGTATTTCTTGGACAATATCCACTGGAGTTGCTATGATTTCTTCCACTGTCTTGCCCACGGGTTTATGCGGTATTATGGGTTTTTTCGCAGGATACAAATTATAAACCCAAACGAATATAGCTATCAATAATATAACAGCTATAGTGCCCTTGCTATTCCATAGTTTTCTAATAAAATCATGCATTTAATCACTCCTTTATTATGTGTATTATACTATCTTTTGGTAGAATTGTCAACCATTTAATAGCACACCAAAAGTCAGATATCGTTCATAATTGGCTATTTCTTCATTGATTTTGGCTAATAATTCCTTGTGACGTTGGGTCTGGCGACCTTGTCTACGACAGTTAATTTCCTCTTCGCTGAGACGCTTAACCATGTGTCCTATAGCACTGCTCATTTTCAACATGTCTTGGGTATAGCGTTTCATCTTGTGTGCAGGTGCTTCTAGTTCAATTTGAACTTTAGCCCAATCTAAACTCTGAGTAATTTCAGCCATAATACAAGTATAACACATTTTGGTGTAGTTGTCAATGTCGATAAATACTAGATAATAGGATCTATGCATGCCACGTCTAAGTTTATATCGTCCAGAAAAGGGCAACGACTACAAGTTCTTTGATCAACGCATCTCAGAAATGTTCACAGTTGGTGGAGTTGATGTCAACATACACAAATATCTAGGACCCGTAACACAGGGCAATGTCAGCATGACAGAACCCGGTGGTGCTACTACCTTATTAGGCATACAGGATCTACTGTTCTTAGAAAATCGCGATCGCAAGTATGATACCAGTATCTATACCATGCGCACTATCTATCGCATCAATGACAACGACTTTGATCTGACACAATTTGGTTTATTCCTAACCGGTGACACTATGTTTGCTGTGTTCCATCTTAATGACATGATCGATACCTTGGGTCGTAAGATCATGGTTGGTGATGTCATGGAACTGCCAAATCTCAAAGACTATTATCCTTTAGATGATAGCTTACCTGTAGCACTTAAACGCTATTATGTAGTAAATGATGCCACACGTGCCGCAGAAGGTTTTGCGCCCACATGGTATCCGCATCTATGGCGTGTTAAACTACAACCACTAGTAGATAGCCAAGAATACAAAGATATCATTAACAATCTTAAAGCTGGTGAAAACACAGACAGCACACTGGGCGAAGTTCTAAGCACCTATCAAAAATATATCGATATCAACGATGCTATCGTTAGCCGTGCAGAACAAGACGTTCCTGCCAGCGGATATGACACAAGTTCAATTTATACCTTAGCAGAAAATTCACAGGGATATCCAGGCAATTCAGAAGGATTAGATGCTAGCGATGTTACAGATGATGCCAGCGATGTATTAGACGACGCAAGCTCAGCTACATTAACATCAGTCAAGAAAGTAGAAGGTTACTTGACCGGAGATGGCTTACCACCGAACGGTGCCAATGTCGCTGCTGGTATCGCATTTCCATATAGCCCCGGAGTTGGTGACTTTTATCTACGCTTAGACTATGTGCCTAATCGTTTGTTCCGTTACGATGGTCGCCGTTGGGTCAAAATTGAGGACGCTGTGAGAACTAACCTAACACCAGGATCAACTAATACCACACAACTAAGTGGATTCATAAATGATACCAACAAGTTCATGAGCAACAGTGTTGCCTGGGACGCTATACGTATCAGCAGTGGTGCATATACACCTGCGGCTAATGCTTGGACATTGTCATGGAATGTTACTACAGGTAACATAGTAGTCAAGGTTCCTTATGTCAGCACCTATGGTGCTAAAACTTATATCAATGGTATTAAGATCACAAATACTATCAGTAACAGCAGTGGCAATATTAGGATCACAGTAGGTAATACCTATGTCAATGGTGATCTACTAGAATACACAGTTTACGAACATGTGATCAATGAACGTCAGAGCTTAAGCCAAGCTCTACGTCCTTCAGCGGATAACATATAATGGCAGCCTTACAACAATATTTTTATGATGCACAGATCGAGCGTTTCCTAGCACAATTCATACGCATGATATCTGGATTCCAGGTTGAATTTGGTCAGGATCGAGAGGGTAATAAAACCCTACAGCGTGTGCCTGTTTATTATGGCGACGGTAGCCGACAGGTTGCGGCAATCATCAATAACATGAGTGAAAATGCCTTACCAACAACTCCTGCTATGACCGTTTACATCAATGGTGTTACATATGATAGAGACCGTGTGCAAGATCCCACATTCGTTGGCAAGATGAGCATACGACAACGCTACTATAATGAGGACACACAAGAGTTTGAAAATCGACAGGGTAATGCTTTTACTATCGAGCGTAGCATGCCTGTGCCATACACTATCGATCTAAAAGTAGATATCTGGACTAGCAATACCAAACAGAAATTGCAATTATTAGAACAGCTCATGGTATTGTTCAATCCTGGAATGGAAATACAGTCAACAGACAACTATATCGATTGGACAAGTTTAAGTATTGTTTACTTAGAAAGCCCAACATGGACCAGTCGTAGCGTGCCAATTGGAACAGAGAATAATATTGATGTTGCTACACTAACATTTAAATTGCCTGTATGGATCAGTCCTCCTGCTAAGGTTAAGAAACTTGGTGTTATCGAAAAAATCATTGCCAGCATACATGATGCAGATGGTAATCTCAGCGATGCAGTTTTAAATGATACTAATCTACTAGGCACGAGACAATATTTTACTCCTCTGATGTATGGTGTGTTACTAATTGGTAATCAGCTGACCTTATTGAAAATGGAAGATGTCGAAACACCACGTGAACCAACGCTGAGCACACCAACCAAAGTCGGCACCAGAGACAGTTGGCCAAACCTAATTAATGTTTATGGCTATATCAAAAATGGTATAAGCCAAGTCAGGCTGTTACAAGAGGATGGTATTACTGAGGTGATTGGCACTATCAGCTATCATCCAACTGATAATAGTTTGTTAATTTTTAATGTGGACGTTGACACTACTCCCGGAAATACTTTAACTGCTATCGATGCCATCATCGATCCAACTAAGGTCACTGTTAATGCCAGCATAACTAATCCGGCCGCAAATACTAGATACCTAATACTAGATGATATTGGCAGCTTAAACACACCAAATGGTGGAGGACCCATCGCATGGCGAGGCACTAATGGACAAGATCTTGTAGCACATGCCAACGACATCATACAATATAATGGCACCAATTGGACTGTTTCATTTGACAGTCAGAGCGATTCTACGCTACAATATGTAAGTAATCTAACCACAGGTACTCAATACAAATGGACAGGCACTCAATGGGTAAAAAGCTGGGAAGGCGAATACAAGGAAGGGCTTTGGACTCTGGTCATATAGAAGGAGTAGGAACTTTTATTTACGCGACATCTACAGGTCGTTATTTGTTTCTATTACGCGATACCAGCAAATATAGTGGCACTTGGGGACTAGCTGGAGGCAAGATTGATCCGGATGAACAACTACTATCATCTCTGCACAGAGAGCTCAGCGAAGAACTTGGATATGATTTTGTTGATGTTAAAGTTATACCTATCGAAAAATTCACCAGCGACAACGGGCATTTCAGCTATAATACTTTCTTAATTCCCGTAGACGAGGAATTCACCCCTACATTAAACTACGAACATCGTGGATATTGTTGGGTCAGTTTAGAAGATC